GATTGACCCCGCTTTTTCATTCCCGCGATCTCAAGCCTTAAAGCCCCCCGAAGGGCTAGAAGGCGAAAGCGGGCGATTTTTTCGGGTGTGTCTAGGACAATGGCAGTCATGAGTTAATCCATTCCTCAAAGGTTTTAAGTGGCTCTCCGTTGCGGGTAATATCCCCGCCCTTGCCGTCGTCGGCACAGGCTAGATAAATCTCATACTCTTGCGAGTTCGTGCCTCGCGCTTGGGTTTGCCATGTGTCTAGGGTTTCGAGTTTCATCGGGTGATCTCCTTTTGGTGGTTGGGTAAGTAATCCCCAAAGCCCTCACACAAGGGCTTCAGGCATTGCTTAACGCTTCGCTTTAGGCTCGAAGAACCCTACCCACTGAGTGCCCTCTACTTGGGGCTGATACATCTTGATTTCATAAGATGCGTCGTGCGGTACAGGCACAAGGTACAAACTGTATGGATAGCCCTCTTTTTCCATGTGCTTGAGCAATTGCACAAGGTTTCTTTTCTCGTTGGTGGTTATCCAAGTGCAGACGGATGAGGCGTAGAAGTGCATGGTTTCAGGATGGTTTTTCATGGTGTTTCCTTAGTTGGTTTCGTGGAGTTCGGAGATGGCGCGACAAGCCACAGGCAAGTCCCAATCGGCTTTGACCAGTGCAAGGAAGCATTCGCCATAGGTCGCGCCAGTGGCGCGGTGGGCGGTTTTAATAATTAAAATTTCACTTGAATCAAGTCCAAGGGCATCGGCTTTTTTGTCGATCATTAGGCTGAGTCGGTAGAGGTTCATGGTTTTTCCTTTGGTGGTTGGTTTATTCGTAATGGGCGTAGCGGTCGAATCCTGAGTCATTGCCATGATGCTGAGCCCAGTCAATCCGAACTTGCTCAGCGAGAGCGATACGAGCTTCTTCGCGTTGTTGTTTCATGTCCTCAAGGTAGGCTTGAGCTTCGGTCTTGCTATCGTGCTTCTCATGTATCATTTTGAGTCCTTTGTAACTTGGTGTAAAGCAGTGTAACAAAATGTTGTGCCTTACACATATATAGCATAATAGAATCGTGCCATGTATCAAAAAAGCCTTTAAAATCAACGCTAGGTATTTTCCCTATGTAATCCAAAGTATTAAGAAAACAGGGTGAAAGTGCTTTTCAAATTGTGAACGAAATGCTTACAGAAACAAGCAGCCTAAAGGGGCTAGAAAAATTAAAATTTTTCTGTTCCAATCGCGCCCGTAAGGACATAGCGAAGCGGGTCGGCTTTGCTTCCCATTCCCCCAATCAAGTAGGAGAGAACACAAGATGAAAACACTCACAAGGAAGCAAATCAAGGAAGGTCTAGAGCAAGTCCCAATGGCAGACATACTGGGCGTTTCCCACAAGGCAATCACACCCAAAATGCAATCATTCGCCCAAGAGATCGCCAAGGGTTCAACGAAGGCGGACGCATACCGCAAGGCGTACAAACCGAACGCGAGCAAGCATACGCTTGCGAGTAAGCCATACGAGCTTGCCAAAGACGTAAGGATTCAGGCAGAGATAGAAGCTTACAGGCTGGCAATTGAGGCATCGAAACATCGCACCCCTGTTGCTTTGAGGGAGTTGGTAATCCAATCCCTTGTCCAAGTACTGATTGACCCAAAGGCTAAACAGGCAACAAAGGTACAGGCGAGCAAGGTACTTGGGACTGTCACGGAAGTGTCGGCCTTCACCGAGAGGCGCGAGGTTCGCACCATCTCATCGAGCGCAGACACCAAGGCGCAGATCATGGCGCAGTTGCGTGAGATGCTCAACGGGCGCGCGGAGGATGCGACGATCATCGAGGCGGACACCCTTTTGCGCGAGCTATCGGGCGAGACCCACCCACTCCCGACCCCCCCGAACGGCGTTGCGGAGTCCCAAGATCCTATACATACTATTCCACACGAACCAACCCAACAAGATTCGGTTTTAGAAGACCCCCCACCCCCAGAAAAAGTTTCTGGAGCAGCACCCACCCACCCTTTTAGGGGAGACACCCCGGCGTAGAAAAATTAAAATTTTTCTGCAAAATAATTTTCTAGAAAAATTAAAATTTTTATGCGGTTTTTAAAAGTACAGATAAATAAGAAAATGGTGTCACGTAAAAGTGACATGACGTTTGAAGAATGTATGGAGGTAGAGATGACCCCGGTGCAGAAAGAAGTGTTTTTGATTATTGATGAGTGGTGGAAGAGGTACGGGTTTAGCCCCTCTTTGAAGGACATAGCTCACCAGCGTGGAAAGATGAGTATGTCTAATACTTCAAAAATAATTAAGCGGCTTGTGAATATAGGTGTTATAAAGAAGGTTGATAGACAGGGTAGGACGATCAGACCTGTGTATATAAATTTTAGGAATCTAGAGTGAAGCACGTTAGGGCTTAAGGATGAAGCTAGAAGATTTGATTGAGAAGTTGCCTGCAAACGAGCAGGAGGAATTCTTGGCGAGTGTTGAGACGTACAAGAGTGCTCTCATCAGGGAGAGGTCTCATGCTTCTTTCATGGAATACATCAAACAGATGTGGCCGGGGTTTGTTGGGGGGAGGCATCACTCTCTCATGGCTAAGAAGTTTGAAGACATCGCTAATGGGAAAATTAAGAGATTGATTATCAATATGGCTCCTCGGCATACTAAGTCTGAGTTTGCTTCCTACTTACTTCCTTCATGGTTCCTTGGCCGTTTCCCGAATAAGAAGGTTATCCAGTGCTCTAACACCGCTGACCTCGCGGTTGGATTTGGACGTAAGGTTAGGAATCTTGTAGATTCAGAACAGTACTCTAGGATCTTTCCTAATGTAAGTTTGAGACAGGACAGTAAAGCTGCCGGTAGGTGGGCGACCAGTGGAGGTGGAGAGTACTTCGCTATCGGCGTTCAAGGTACGGTAACGGGTAAAGGTGCGGATCTTTTAATTATTGACGATCCCCACTCTGAACAAGAAGCGGCATTAGCTCAGGGCGACCCTACGGTTTTTGATAAAGTTTACGAGTGGTATACATCTGGCCCTCGTCAGCGTCTCCAGCCGGGTGGGGCTATTGTTGTCGTGATGACCCGTTGGTCGGAGAAAGACCTGACTGGTAGGATCATTAAAGATGCAGCCAGTAGGGATAAAGGGGAAGAGTGGGAAGTAATTGAACTCCCAGCGATTATGCCTAGCGGGAAAGCTTTATGGCCAGAGTTTTGGAGTCTAGAAGAATTAGAAGCTCTGAGAGAAGAACTTCCTCCTTCTAAGTGGAACGCTCAGTATCAGCAGAACCCTACGGGAGAAGAGGGTGCTTTAGTTAAACGGGAGTGGTGGAAGATTTGGGAGCATGAGGATCCTCCTAAGTGTGAATTTATCATTCAAAGTTGGGATACTGCTTTTACTAAGAATGAGCGATCAGACTATTCCGCCTGTGTGACCCTTGGGGTATTTCACTTAAACGAGAACCCAGAAGACATCAATATTATTTTGTTGGATGCTTTCCAAAAGAGGATGGAGTTTCCTGAATTAAAGGAGAAAGCTTACGAGCACTATAAAGATTGGGAGCCTGATGCTTTTGTTGTTGAAGCTAAGGCTGCCGGCGCTCCGCTGATATTTGAATTAAGACGGATGGGGATTGTGGTGAGTGAATACACCCCGTCTAGAGGTAATGATAAATTTGTGCGTCTAAACTCGGTGACTGATTTGTTCAAGTCGGGTAAAGTATGGGCACCTGATACGAGGTGGGCGCACGAGTTAGTTGAGCAGATGGCGGCGTTTCCGAATGCTGACCATGATGACTTGGTTGATGCTTGTGTTCAAGCACTGATTCGTTTCAGACAAGGTGGGTTTTTGCGGCTCGATACAGACGAGCGTGAAGATCTAATCGGCTTCAGAAAGAAGCACGTTTACTATTGAGGCTCTCATGGAAAAATCTTTATACGAAATGCCCAAAGGCATTGAATCTCTGGAAGGCCCAGAAATTGAAATCGAAGTGGAGAATCCTGAATCTATGTCTATTGAGATAGATGGGATTGAGATTGATTTGACTCCACCTAAAGGGGAAGACGACGAATTTGACGACAACTTAGCTGAGTTTATTGACGACAGCGTATTAGCTACGATTGGATCTGATCTGGTGGAAGAGGTGTCTAGTGATGTGACATCTCGCAAAGACTGGGTGGAGATGTATGTCAAGGGTCTAGATGTTTTGGGGATGAAGTATGAAGAACGTACTGAGCCGTGGAATGGTGCTTGTGGAGTTTTCTCTACGATCCTTACAGAAGCTGCGGTTAGGTTTCAGAGCGAGACGATTATTGAAACGTTCCCTGCGGCGGGGCCAGTCAAAACGGAAATTATTGGTGCAATTGACCGTCTTAAGACTGAAGCGGCTGCGCGAGTTCAGGAGGACATGAACTATAAACTCACGGAAGAAATGCCTGAGTATCGTCCTGAACATGAGCGCATGTTATTTAATCTTGGCCTAGCTGGTTCGGCCTTTAAGAAGGTCTACTATGATCCCAGTTTGGGACGACAGACTTCTGTTTATGTTCCTGCGGAAGATGTGATTATTCCTTACGGCTCTAGTAGTTCTAGGACAGCAGAGAGAGTTACGCACATCATGCGTAAGTCTAAGAATGAACTTAAGAAACTACAGGTAGCAGGCTTCTATGTTGATGTAGATCTGGGAGAACCGAGTAATTTACACACTGACGTAGAGAAGAAGAAAGCGGACGAGCAGGGTTACTCAGTAACTGACGACGACCGTTACCAGATTTATGAAATCCAAGTTGACTATGATCTTCCCGGCTATGAAGATGAAGATGGTATTGCTTTACCTTACATCATCACGATTGACGTTGGGACTAATAAAGTTCTGTCTATTTACAGGAACTGGGATGAGAAAGATAAGAAGCGTCTTAAGCGCCAGCACTTTGTTCAGTACGATTATGTACCCGGCTTTGGTGCTTATGGCTTTGGTTTCATACATCTTATTGGTGGTTATGCCCGGGCCGGTACATCTCTTATTAGACAACTCATTGATGCTGGCACACTAAGTAATCTGCCCGGCGGCTTGAAGTCTAGAGGTTTACGAGTAAAGGGTGATGACACTCCTATCGCTCCCGGCGAGTTTAGGGATGTAGACGTACCTAGTGGGTCTATCAAAGACAACATCATGATGCTTCCTTATAAGGAGCCATCACAAGTTTTGTCTATGTTGTTAGATAAGGTCACTGAAGAGGGTAGACGTTTGGGATCTATTGCTGATATGAACATCAGTGATATGTCTGCTAATTCTCCAGTGGGAACTACGTTAGCTTTGTTAGAGCGTCAGTTGAAAACGATGTCTGCTGTGCAGGCGCGGGTTCACTACGCTATGAAGCAAGAGTTCAAGATCTTAAAAGCGATCATCCGTGACTACGCTCCTACAGAGTATGAGTACGAACCTACATCTGGTACGAGGATGGCTAAGCAGGAAGACTATGACATGGTGGATGTCATTCCTGTATCAGATCCTAATAGCTCG